CAATGGACACGTCTTCGCGCAGGTCGATGTCACGGGCCCAGGTCACGGCCGCCAGCGGCATGTGAAGGGTCTGATCCAGCCGTTCCAGTTCACCCACCAGGAATGCGCCGGTGCTGTCCACGGTGCGGGCGCCGTCATGGGTCCGGTAGGCGTGGTCAAAGGACTTGCCGCGGGCCGTGCCGGAAGCATCGATGATGCCGTGGGGGTTCAGCCCGTCAAAAGTCAGGGCGCCGTCACGAGTGCGTGCGCGGACGATCGTCCGCTTGGGAGTGATGATGTTCATGTTCAGGTTCCTTGTGTGAAGTGTGGTAGCGGCTGATCAAGCGCCCTGGTTCCAAACACGGATCTCGGTGACCCCGTTGGAGTCAGGCGGACCGTTAAAGTAGGCGTTGGCAACACGCACCGTATTGCCGGCGCTGGCGGCGGACTCGAAGCCGCCGAGCACGTGCGAACCACTTGCGGCTGCGGCCCAGACGTACACCGCGCCCTTCTTGGTCGGCGAGCCCACGACGTTGGCCATGATCAGACCCTCGGTCAGCACATCCAGGATGGCCGGGGCAGTCGGGGGCGTTGCCGTCCCGAGTGCTTGACTGGTGCTGTTTTGCTGGGTGGGGAACGGCCGCACCAGCACCCCATAGATGTTGACGGCAGTCGAGTCACTCGCATCGGCTGCGATGATGCCGCGCACCGTGTTCGCAGATGTGTTCACGAGACAAGGATTGCCGAAGCGTGCGATGGGGTTGGTTGCGTCCTGACGTTCCGGCACGCAGTCGAACGGGTGGGTCCGATTGATGTCGCCCGCAAAGCCGGCGCCCATGCGGAAAGTGAAGGCCACATCACAGGTGCGTGCGCGCACGATCTGGGGGCCAATGAGCACGGTCAGCAGAAAGCCGACAATCTTGGACAGAAAGTTCTTCATGGTTCAGTTCCTTGTGAGTTGAATGAAAACGCGAGCTTGCTAGGCTCAGTGCTTGGTCGCGTAGTGCTCCCGGTGCATCTTGTTGAGATCGGCGATCGACACCGGCCCCTTCTTCGCAGTGGTAGTCTGGGTTGCCATGCGGTTGGCATCACGCGTTGAGTTGCCGTTGTTCAGCAGCTTTTTGGCCCCCACCGAGGCCCGGAACAGGACGGCCACTTCTTGGCACCCCATCCCGGCGGTGTCCACCGTCTTGACCCCTGCGATGCTCTCCACGATTTGCTGACCCTCACCCGTGGCCGTGAACACGTCCAGGGCTTTCCGACGTGCGGCGCACATGCGATCGATGGTTGCGGCACGCGTGGCTGTGGCATCGAAGGTGAACATGCGGAAGCCTGGCACCAGCACCTCACAGCCGGCCATCGTGTCCTGATAGGACGTTTCCAGGGCCGCGGAATCGTTGGTCTTGCCCTTCGAGCCCTTGTCTTCGTCATCCTTCTTGGCAGCAAATGGGTTCTCATCCCCGGTCATGTCGTCCTTCTTCTCATCGGCCGTGCCGTTGGGGTCACTGCCGCCGCTGCCACCGTTGCCGGCCAGGGCCTTGGTCAGGGCTGCGATTTGGGCAATGATTTCCTTGTGCCCGTTCTCCAGGGACGCGAAGCGGGCTTCGGTCTTGGGGTCCAGCGTGCTGGCATTGCCACCACCAGCACCGCCGGCTTCGTCGGTCACATCAACAGCACCTTCACCCTTGGCGGACGGGTTGGCACTGGTGCCGATGCCGTGGATGTGGATGTGCGTGTGGGAATCGGCAGGGCCTGACAGTTCCCCGTCGTCCATCGTGGATGCATCGGGCTCGCCCAGTTGTTCCATGAGGGCGTCGATGGTTGCTTGCGACAGCTTGCGGCGGGCCTGGGTGCCACCGGGCCGCTTCGTCGTGGTTTGTGCTGGCATGTCTTGTTTCCTTTGCAAGTGTGGTGATTGGTCGCCGATTGCACATCGCGGCCCACAGCGACCCCGTTCTACTAGCGCGACGTGATTTCCAAGAATGGCGGTTTGTACGCCCTGACCTTCTCCTGTTTGTTCGTAGTCAGCCTCATAGCCGGCCGAGACTTCCCGCTTCATCGCTTCGATCTCACGGATCATCTGAGCATCCGTGATGAGCAGATCGGCAAGGATGACATCCGCATCTTCACCGGCACCTTGGCGCACGTTGAAGACCGTTCCCTTTGCTAACTTGGTCCAGTTGTCTGGGGTGACATCCTCCGGTGGGTGTTCGTTGGTGACTGGCTTGCCCTCGAAGCTGGCAAGGCATTCCGGCCTGAAAAGCTCATCGGCCGTGCGGCTGATGTAGGCGATGCCGTCTTCCCCAACTTCGACCGGCACTTCCCCAGGCCCGTAGAGCATCACGCCCACGCGAGCAATTGGAACCGCTTGGCACAACAAAAAGCCCTCGGGAGTTTTACTCCTGCGAGGGCCAATCTGTTCTACCGTGAGAATCTTCCGCATCCCCGGGGGCGGGTCCCGATCCCTGGTGAAGTGTCGAAACAGCTTGCGCAGTGTCATTGCGGACTCTCCTTATCAGGGAACGACAGTGAAGAAGGGAACGAAGCCAGCGACCCCATCAAGGGTGGCTGGTACCCATTGAGTAATCTGCACGTCACCGGCCGCTGGGCCCTTCGCAGTGGTGATGACATCATTCCCAGTTTCTGGCACGGCAAGATTGCCGGTCCGGGCTCGAAGAACTAGGTTCCCAAGAGTGCCGGAACCGGCCCCGCCAACAATCAATTCCAAATCGCCACCGTTCGCATTGCCGCCATTTGCAATGACCTGGGCACCAGTGGCACCAGTGGTGAAGTTGCTGCCGCCGCCGACAGTGACAGCGCCGGATTGGCTGTCAAGGGAGCTTCCACCTGTGACTTCAATCTCGGAACCGACGCCACCACTGGAATTAGCGGTTCCTCCATGAACCAGGAGTTGCCCAAGGGTTCCGTTGACGTCTTCGGCTGTGGTAATGGTGATCGTGCCGGCGCCACCACTTTGGATGAGCACGTCTTGCCCGTCGTTATTTGCAGGGATCGGAATGCCACCACTCACATTACCGGGGAAGTCCTTCAAGACTCCGGCAGGGTTCTGGATCTGGGTGGGATTGCCAGATCCATCAAAGACGATGCCAGCCATGTTGACAGCAGCCCCGGGCGGTGTTGCGAACAGCACACCAAGGGCCCGCAAGTCTTCCATGATGGGGCTTGTGTATGGACGTGTTGCCATGGTTCATTTCCTCTCAGATTGGTAAAACAGGCTCAGGCCAGCAGCGGCAATTAGGTCCGCAGCCTGCGTGATACGGCTCAAGACCCTTGTCAGTCTTTGGTGGGGCGCTCCAACGCACGTATTTGCCTTCCATCGCACGATGTGTTGGTCTCACGTCCCCATCAGTGCTTGTGCGCCAGATGTAGCCCTCAGAACCAACGAACGTGGCGCGCGCTTCGGTCAGCGTTGATGAGGCGCGGGCCACCTCAGTGCGGGCAATCAGCGTGGCCTTGGACTTGCTAACTCCCTCCGTGGCCATGATCTCCTGAGCGATGGACTTGGCTCGCTCTCCAGTGCTCAAGCCCTCGATCGTCAGTTCATGAACACGCTGGGCAGCATCTAGCGGGATGGACTTGATGAGTCCAACCTGCATATCCATGAGCATCGAAAACACCTCACCAGTTGGTGCATAGGCAATCTCCATTCGCAGGGCCTTGCCCATCTCCTTCCCGGTTTCCTTCCAGGCCCGTTCATTGCGCCGGTTGACATCCGCAAGCATGTACTCCGCAACCGACTTTGCCCACGGGGTCAACAGTTCACTGTAGCCCGTGAGGGCTTTAATAAGGGCCCCTGGTTGCGATGGCCCGTACCCGCGCACGATGTTGCCCACCTCCCTGGCCACGGCCCTAAGCTGCGAGTTGTACCGTGACTCGACGCCTTTTGCCATCTCCCACCGACTGCGTTTTCCCTTGCGGTCCAGTCTCATGCTTCACCTCTTGATTGCTTGCAGTAGGCACCGCAGCGGGCGGCAAGCCGCCCCCACCCGGTAGCAGACTTTCTGACATGGGCGGTGCAACCTCGTCATCCGCGGAATCGATCATCTCTTCCGTGATGTTGGTGAAGATGCCTGTGACCCGCGAGGATTGCCGCAACTCACGCAAGGCCGTCTGCCTTCCGATGATCCCTGCGTCATAGCTTGCCGTCACGGCGTCCCCTGTGGTCTTGGCGATATCCGACTTCTCTTTGTCGTCCATGTCCCAGAGGCTGCGGAAGCCAACCGCGAAGTTGTCCGGGAGCTTGATTCCCTCACTGGCAGCAGCAGCCTTGTAAAGCATCGTCACCCCGTGGTGGCACGTGCTCATTTGCTCTTGCTTGATCGAGTCATAGTAAAGCTGCATGTCCGTGTCCCCAGTGCTGAAGCCGGCCGGTGACTGACCGAACAGCCGGGAAAGCGGGATCTGCAGCGCCCCAGAAAGCTGCTGGCCGAACTGGGTAAGTGCATCAGACAAGCCGCTGAATGCTTGATGCCCTTGAACATCAAACTCATCTTCGCCATCCAGGAGCGTGATGCCTTCGATGCTCTGAAAGCGGCGCATCATCTCCACTTGCTGCATGACCCCGATCATTGCCTTTTCGTTGCCAGCGATGATCTCGCGCAGCCCCTTGATCTTGAGCGTTCGCAGATAGCTCTTGTAGACCAGTTGGGCCGCCCCCATACTTGCAGAGTCGAAAGCCACCATTCGGTCATAAAGACGCTCAAGCACTGAGATCCCCCATAGGTTCTCAGTCATCCTCTGGTTATAGGGGAGGCGAAGCCCTTCATGGCGAATGGCGATCCGCGAGTGATGGATTGCTTGCCCACGCAGGGCGGGTGCATTCGTCTGCACGCGGTAATACTTAGGCAAGCCCAGATGCGGACCGAGATCCGTGACCAGATCTTCCAGAGACGGGTCCACCATCCACCGATCCAGGGCCAGCATGCCGCGGAACTGACCGGGCCCAATCGACTCCAGACGCAGCGGTGTCCTCATATCCTGACCGTCGATCAGGATGACCCCAAGACAGCCACCATAAAGTCGGCCCCACTTAATGGTTTCATTGATAGCTGACCACACTGCATAACGGGCAATGCAGTGGTCGATCTTCTCTTGTTGGTCAGGGGCAAGCTCGGTCACATAGTCAACACCTGAACGGGTCATGTCGTTGGCAACGATGTCCACTGCCACGCCACCTAGCCAACTTCCCCGGTGGATCCATTCCAACATCACGCGGTTGCGTGAGATGGGGTTGAATCCATAGCTTGACGTTGACATCGGGTTGTCAGTAGTCATGCCCAAGCGCTGCATGAAGTTGACGAAGGAATCCTGGGTTCCCTTCACGCCACTGCCATCGTTGGTAAGGAACGCCTTGCGCCCGTTGCTACCTTCGAGGGTTTTACGAAGGGCAGCATCTGCCCGCTGTGCATCTCGAACCGATGCTTTGATTGAAGTTCTCATTTGCTGCTCTCCGTATGGATGTGGCGGGCCCCTGCTTCTCTTCAACCTGCCAAGGGTTGCTCGCGGCCCCTGGTGAGCCCGCAGACTGCCGTGCTACTTGCAGCCAGCAGCGCAACGTGTGTGTTGCCGGAGACCAGACGGAACTGCCGCACCAACCAGGCGGGAATCAGCAGATTGCCAGCCACGGCTACTACGTTGCTTGCACCGATGTTTGCCCAGACTGGGACGGCACCAGCATTTGCGATCTCGACCAACTCACCCCCAGATGCTGGCAGAGCCAGAGGTGCGGAAGTCGTGGTTGCTGTGGCAGACGCACTGCCCAATGGAACGATTGGAATCATGATGGCCCCTATCAGCTTGCTTGCACAATGCCGGCCGCGTTCGGCGTGACCGTGAGCGTGTTGCCATTCGTGGTGGCCGGGATGTCCGCCGGGGTGTTGTCACCCAGGAAGTGGCCCAGCAGCGGGCTGACCTTGCCATTCAAAGTGCCGTTGTAGTAGAAGTACCCGTACCGCCATGCGGGGATCGACCCACCGGAAGCCGTCCACACGACGGGAGCACACGTGAACTTGACCACCCCGGCCGTCTGCGTGAGCGTGACCGACGTGAGCGACTCGCCCCCGGTGGTGTAGCCGTTGCCGTTCGCGACTTCATTGGTCAGGTCGGCGAGCACTTCATTGGTGGCATCGTTGGGGGTGAACAGATTGGTCAGGAGCAAGAGCTTGAAGTTCGCGGGGTTCGCGCCCAACAAGTTGGTGGCGCTGAAGAAGTTCAGCTTCGCGAGGTTCGGAAAAATGACGTTGCCAGCGGCCATGATGTTTTCCTTTCAGGAATGAAAAAGGGCGCCACTTGGCGCCCTTCATGTGTGAGGTGACAGCTTACAGGTTGCCCCAGATCGGACCCTTGGCGCCAAAGGCACTAACCGACGCAGCCGGGGCGGCAAGTGCAGTATCAGTGGGTGGGTTCAGTGCCGGCACCAGCGCTGCGGAAATGGTGCGGGCCATGGCTTCCAAGGCTTGAATCCTGGCTTCCTGGCCTGGCATCACAGATGTGAGGGTTGCCCAAGCCCTCACAACCTCGTCAGCCATGGCCCTTTGGGCTCCTTCCAAGGCCGCAATCCTGGCTTCCAGTTCCATGGAGCGCTGCACCGCCCTGCGGTCCGAGTCACGGAGATCGCCCACGGTATTGATGAAGCCGTCCATGGGTGTGAAGATCTTCGCCTCTTCAAAGGCCGGCCGGAACGCTTCATCGCTCATCAGGGCCACTTTGCCGGGGCCTTCTTCCACCAACCACCAACCGGGCGGGACTTGGTGCACGGTGCCTTGCGAATCTTGCATGGCCTGGGCAATGTTGTTCGGGTTGTTCTGCGCGCTGACCTGCGCGGGGATTTTGCGGAAAAGCATGTGTCTTTCTTTCATGGGTTGATGATCCGGCGCCGTTGACGTTCAAAGAAGAACACCACCTTCGGGGGTGCTTCCACCACAAGGCCGAATCGTTTTGCGTGGCGGTATGTTGAATAGTTTCTCTGCAGCACTTCGGCTGACCGTTGCAGCTTGCGCCGCCATTCCTCAAGGGGATATGTAGCCTTGTCGATGTTGCACAGGTGGCAAGCTGGTGTGAAGTTCTCAAAGCAATCCCGCTCCGGGTGATCAACCCCTCCGGTTGCTGCCCACTTGCCACGGACCCACATGCCTTGCCTCACTACTGGCTTCACGTGATCAGCATGCCACCTCTTGCCCAGCTTGTCCCCGCAGTAGGCACACCGGCCCCGATAGCGCTGGTAAAGCTGCTCCCTTTGCGCCTTGGTCAGCGATGCCATGTTGCTCCCTACAGCAGTTGCGAAAGGATGGCGATCTCTGCTTCCCGGCGCAGCACAAGGCCGGGTAGAACCCTCCCGCCACCACGAACCCACTTCCGCAGTTCAGTGATTGCAGCGGGCCAATCCCGAACCAGCAACCTGCGGCGCAACGTGCTGCCGGCCAGCCGCGCAAGGCCCAAGTTGAAGGCGAAGTCACCGGCCGCGATCTGGGCTTGCTCCGGTAGGTTGGGGCACAAGCGGTTGGCCCCCGGTAGATAGATGTCCCGGATCATCTTAATCAGCATCACTTCACCGACTTCCAGCGAGATAGGCCGATCCGTCAGCTTCACGGGCCGGCCGTCTAAGTAGCACGTGGCCCCGTAGCCAATCGTTGCAACCCCTGCTGGGCATACGTAAGGCACTGCCCTGAAGCCCTCAAACCGCCGGCAGAGATCTGCAATCCCTGCCACCACGGGCGATGCGTCCTTCACTTGCGGCGCAAGACACGATCGGTGAACCAAAAGCCGATGATGGATGCGACGATGCTCCGATCAAAGTCGGTCAGCAGCAAGCCGGCCAGGGCCTGCATATCCATCGGCCACGCCCCGAACACCAGCACTGCCTTCGCGGTGGTGTATAGGACCATGCACCACCAATAGGTGAGCACAGGACGCACGGATGATGAGAGGGCATCAATCCGTGGGACACCGGTGGGCTTGCTCTGCTCACGCACGCCATCAACGATCGCTTGCAGTTCCTGCGCATCCTGAGCAATCGCACCCTGCGCATGCAGCAGGTCCAGTGCCTGCCCCGCGCGTGCTTGGTCAATCCGCAGTTGCAATTCGGTCATGCGGTATTCATGTTCCGCATCCCGCTTCGCGCTGATGAGCTTCAGCAATTCCGGCCCCAAGCGGGTGACGGACCCAACAATAAGACTCAGTATCTCAATCATGATTCGATCTCCGGGAACAGCAAGGGTTGCGGCTTCTGCTGGTTCTCACGCTGCATCTCCTGCCAGCGCAGCAGCGAATCAATTGCCTCCTGTACATCCTTCGCAGCATCCTTACCGGCGCCCCGCTTACCGGGTGCCAGCAGCTTCTTCACGGCGTGCTGAATGCAGGGATCCGTGACCTGAAACAGGTCCAGCACCCGGTAAACGTCCACATGGGACAAGTGGCTCACTTCCTTGAAGTAGTGCGAATGCTTCATTCCTGGCCCCCATCTTCACCTTCCCGATTGACCCGCCGACTCTGGGTCAGCGTCCAGTTCCTGCGACGCTCCTGCTTGGCCAGGTAGTTGGCAAGCCTGCAGCCGTGATCCGTTGGCGGATCCGAGGATGGAAGATCAGCAATCATGCGATCCCACGCTGCGGAGCGTGCCGACTGCGATTGATCCAGCAACACAGACGGCGCACAGTGGGCGTGGGGATCTTCAGGAACCATGGGGATGACATCACCCGCAATCCACCGCTCAAGTTCTGCCAGAAGTTCATCATCGACCGTGGGGGCGCCTGGATGCACCGAAGGATTGGTGCACGTCTGCGTGAAGACCCGCTGCGCTTCTCTCACAACCATCCCGCGCACATCCGGGAAAGCAGCAAGGGTCCGTTCCGCTTCCGTAATCCCTTGCCCGTAATAGCCGGGTTGCTCCGCATGGTTGCAGTTCCCTGCAATGAGTTCAGTTTCCGGTGTGATCCCGTAGTGCTTCATTTCTCGTTTCCTCCGGTAAGAATGTCCCCCACCGTCTGCAGCGGCCCCCAATGGCTCTTTCCGTGAGGCCCCGTATAGCGATATAGCGCAAGCCGGCAGATCGCTTGTGAAGGGCTCAAGAAAAGGCGATCGGGTTCCCGACGTGTGCTGCGCCATTCATGCCGATCCGCGGGGATCTTATCCTTGACATCTTGCAACACTGGGCTCGCATCCGCTGCGCCGTTGGGACCCCAGTAGTTGGGGCGTGCCTTCTGTGGCTTGGGGATCATCTTCATACCTTGGGCTCCTTCAACAAACCGCGCCATTTGTAATGTTGGTAGCAGGAACGCTGGTGCTTCATCTTGGCCGCTGCTTGCACTGTGCCCTGGCCGCAGCACCAGAATTCCCCATTCCAGAATGAATAACAGCTACCGGTTCGGCCCCAGTAATCCCGCTCATAAATACCAGGGCGCGCAGGATGAACATCGCCCTGAAACCATTCGGTGAAATGCGTTCCAGCCCTGATGAGCCTCAAGTGATTGCTCATAACTTCGACTCCTGCGCAAGGCCACGCCACGGGCGCACCTGGGCGAAGGATGGTACGCGACGATCGGCGTAAGCCTCTTTAACCGTCTCATTGGAGAATGACCACCGCTTACCATTCCAGTAGGAAAACGAGTTAGGGAGGCCCTGCCTCTCATAGACCCCCACGCGCACGGGCTTCAGGTCCCCGCTGATCCATCCGGTAAGTTGCTGATTCATGATCCAAGTCCCCAAGTGATTGCGATCCCCTATCTATACCGTGAGTGGCACACGAGTTCTGCTAAGCCGGCTGCGTGCAATGTCCAGGTGCTTGGCATGCAGATCAATGCCAATCCCCCGGAAACCTTCCATCAGGGCCGCTTTCATGGTGGTTCCTGAACCCATGAACGGATCCAGAACCAAACCACCGGGCGGGGTAACCAACCGGCACAAGTAGCGCATCAGTTCCAAGGGCTTCACGGTCTCGTGCGTGTTGCCATCGCCCCGGTCTGCCCTACCAGCCTTGGCACAGTAGAAGAAGCGCGCGGCATTGTTCGGGAACCGCGCCAACACCTCTTCACTGCTGTCGTGGATGATGTTTGCGGGCCATCGTCCATCGGGCTGCACAAAATCCTTGCCAGTGCTTTCATGCAAGGAGCCAGACGCAGCCCAAGGTGATGCACTGATTTGCCGGGCCGCCGAATATGCGCCGCCGTTGAGGTTGTCCTCAGAAGGCACCAGACACCCGCTGATATTCAGCGCCCCGGTGCCGTGCGCCATCACATTAGCTGCCACGGTGCCAATCAGCGGCTTGCGCGCCACGACGATAGGCTCCCATGTCGGCTTTAGCGCGGTGCCCCATCCTTGCCATTGGCGCGCGGCTTCTGTGGCAGGTTCGTCGCTGTCGGTGGTGTGGTTGGGGTTGTCCATGTATGGCCGCCGGTTACCGATGTTCCTCTGATGCGAGATAACGCTGCGTGGCGCCACTTGCTCACGCTTAGCACCCGCAGCCTTGTCGATCGCCTTCGACACGTCCAACGATTTCGGAAATCCGGTCCCACAGGCCCATCCAATCTGATCGCGGATCCCGAAGCCCGCATCTTCCACAGCACACACCATCCGGTGATAAGTGCGGGTGCCGCCAAACGCCAGCAGGTGCCCACCTGGCTTCAACACCCGGAACGCTTGCTCCCGCACCCTCACATCGTTCGCAATCCCAGACTTATCCCAAGCTCGCCCCATAAACCCAAGCTCATAGGGAGGGTCACACACGATCGCATCAACCGATGCGTCCGCCAGGGTCTTCATGACTTCCCGGCAGTCACCCAACATGAGTTGCACCGGCTCTTGTTGGGTTTCCTGGATCCTGACTCTTACCCGCTTGCGTTGCATAACGTCTCCGTTTGTGATCCTATAGATATACCGACTAGCTGGCACCAGCCCCCAAGCGTTCCCACATCCCCAGAGCCCCGCTGCGCTGGATGTAGCCGTCCAGCCCATAGCGGATAGCGTCCCAGCAGTGGTTGTGCTTGTCCACTACGATCGGCAAGACTTGCGGTTGCCCATATTGATCTACCTGCGTCTTGTCCACCTTGTAGCTGTAGAGCCTGGCCTCTTCCGCAGTCTTCACGCACCTGGGGTGGATCACGATCTCATCGAAGCCCTTGATGTGCGTGATGCCATCCTTGACGCAACCTTCCCACTTCTCAGCACCACTGATCGCAAAGCCTTTGCGGGCAAGGTGACTGTTGGTCTCTGGTCTGGCGCAATCAGCTTTAATGGGCCAGGCCGTGGCGCCTGGCACCGATTCGTAGAACTCTGGCAGTTCATCCAGTTCCACGCCCACACCATAAGCCTCGTACTCAATAAAGAGCCGGCGCTTCGGCTTGTCCTCACCTGGCCATTGGTGCTTCTCTAATGGGAAGAACCTGATGAGCGTTGCAGGATCCTGGGCGAACCCATGGTCGGCCCCGAAGTGCAGCCGGTCTGCTTGCTTCCACAGATCATCAGGGAACTCACGCACTACGTACTTACCGGAGAAGATCACCGCCTTGCTGATCTTGAGCGGGAGCCCGAGCCAGATGTGTTCGTAGAGGTGATAGTCCCGTGCCTTGTCCCCTTCCATCTCTGCACGCAGCACAGATGGGAAATACGGGTTCTCGTCATAGTTGATCTTGTGGACGACGGACCACGCTTCGTATCCACCCTCTTCAATAAGGGCACGGTCAACTTCCGGTGGCTTCGCAACGAACCTTTGGTAAGTCGCATCCATCTCATCCTTCATATTGAATGAGATCCAGATCTCGCTACCTGGCACGCGGATAGTCGGGATGAGGGCTTGCCATGATGCATCGCTGATCACTGCGGCTTCTTCAGCCCAACAGATGTCAACACCTTCCGTAGAGCGGATGCCCTGCTCATTACCGTGCATGCCCTTGAACAAGAACTCTGCACCGCTACGTGAGGTAATCCCCTCCTTGGTCACATGGAACCAAGAATCCATCCCCAATCGGATGATGGTGTCCTTGAGGATCTTATGTGACGAGTCCTTAATAGATGCCTGGAACTCACGCACACACAACACACGCAGTGGCATCACGGCCGTCATGCGGATCAGGGCCTCCGCAAAGGCCCATGATTTGGCAGATCCACGACCACCCCAATAGACCTTGTACCTAGCTTTCTTGTAGTACAGGTCCGACAGCTTGTGCAGCTTATTGAGGACTAGGGAGCGTGCGTTGTGTTCCGGGTCAAATTCAGGTGCCGATTCTGATGCGGACTCGGCTTCTTGCAGTAGGCGAATCCTCTTGCGGGTCTTCGTCCTCTTCGCCTTCTCCATCATTGCCAAGGCTAATCTCTGCTTCGCGGGCAGCGCTAGCAATGATCTCGTCAAGCTGTTCATCGGTCAGCCCCGTGATAGTTTCGACAGTAGAGAGCTTCGGCGCGAAGTAGGGAGCAGCAGCCTTAGCTGCGTCTCTCACCTGTTCGACATCCAATGCCTTATAGACTTCCCGGAAGATGCGATTCCCGTTCTGATCTACTTGCCCACTGTCTTCCATGATCCGGACTGGCAAGCCCCTGGCCATCTTCAGAAGGATCTCATGAGGTAGTTCCCCTTCTTGTGCAGCACGTTCCTTTGCTTCACGCTGCAGCTTATTGACGGATCCGGGCTTTCTGCCCTGACCCCTACCCGGACCACCACGGCCCGTTAGCACTGGCTTGCTAGATGTTTCCATTGATAATCTTTCTATCCCGCTACTTGACATGCGGATTATGAGTGTGGGGTGTTGCTGCCTATAGAGGCCCTATAGGTCTTATTAGCTATATAGCTTTTATATAAAACGGATTCGGTGATAGCCCCTTGCTACCGTCTACATCAGCGTGGCCTAGCCATCACACCACATGTGACTGCTTCACATAAGGGCTATCAACGAATGCGTTTCCGGTGCACTTTGCACACAAGAGATGCGCCGCTGCAGCGTGAGCTTATTAACGAACTCACGTTGCCAAGCGTTGGCAATCCGTTCTACAATGCTCCCGTGTTCTCGACCCCATCCATCTCCCCCCGATTGCTTACGCGCTTGGTTGCGCACATGGCGCGGGCTATTTGATGGACGCATCAACGATGGGTGGGATTTCATGGTGGGCATGCCTATTGCTCACCTCTTTGCGTGGTCCGGGGCTTTTGTCGATCAACGACAAGTCACAACGGACCCCGCCGCAAGTCGGCCAGCACATGGCGGCAAAATCGACTATGGCTAACTATTGGGTTGCTCTATGTGGACGCATATAGGCAACCCACCCAAAAACATTGCACGATGTGGTTCTGAATCCAGAACTACGGCTCCTAGATCCCAAGGCCCCTCAACATGAGGGGCCTTTTTATTTGCGTCTCCTGTGCCCGTGTTCTAGATAAAACTGACGCCGTTGATGGATCCAACTTAAGTAGCGCCACAAGAAGCAGACTGACATGACCATCAAGCCGGCGCTTAATAGCGCCGCGCCCAGCAAGATTGCTGCAAGTAGGCTCATCCCTTGCCCTTCGGGTGCTTGACTTCATAGCGATCTTCACCATAAGCCTCGCTCACGTAAGTAGCCGGCCATGCACCACGTGTTCCCTTGGGCACTGGTTGATACCAGCATGCATAGCCATCCTCATGTGCCGGCATCGTCTTCATGTAGACGTGCTCAGGGACACCAAGGGGCCATGACCAGTGTTTCCGCACTTCCTTCACGAAGGTGTGGATGTCGTGGTGGCCCTTGCTCATCAGTGCATAGGTGTCTTCGCCGATGCTCATGGGCTCAAGCGGATAGTTCTTCATTAGTGATCTCCGTGATAAATAGCACTTGCGATACGCACATTGAGCGTATATAGTCCATCCATGGGTTGCGAGGTGCAGCCCAGCAAACCAAGGAGACAGAAATGACCGTCGCAATCGTCAACTTTCGCACCATCCCCAACGGGACTTTTAGCTACTTGAGGAATGGTCAACGTCGCGGCTTCTGGCGTGTGCTGGTGGTCAAGGACGTGAACGGCCCGCTCATCAAGACTTCGCGCAACGTCGTAGCCGTCCCGTTCGAATCCCATGCTGGTATCGACGGTGTGACGGCGCGCAGTGCCTATTGCTTGGACGGGGCCTATCTGAGGGCCTTGGAAGTGGCCGAAGCCATCAACCGCGAGAGCTTGGTGAAGGTTGCTGGCGCACTGATGCGGCATCACATGCCAGAAGGCTTGCCCCTCTGAACTCACCCGCGCCCTGCGGGGCGCTTCTGATCAACCCCAACCAAGGAGCAACGGACATGAACGGAACTAAGCAAGTAGCAGAGATGACGGTTCGCTGTGATGCTTGGCTTGTGCAGACCCTCAAGGAAGCGGGCACTTTGTCCCAGGAAGACGCACAGAAAGCCGCTGCTTGCTACATCAAACATAAGATCGCGAAACGTGATCTGCAAGCGGGCCGTTTTACTTTCGTTCACGGCGCTTTTCTTGATGCGAGTGTGATTCGCAAGGCTTGCGCCTCCTAACTAGCCAGGGTGCACCATGCCGAGAAAACGAATCCTTGTCCTCAATTCTGAGGACTCCGCGGCGAACAATTCCCCGGAAGTCGTGGCCTTGGATCTTCTGCGGGCCCTGTGCGCTCTGGTAGCGCGCTACCAGCACGATGGGGTCCCGAACGATTCCAAGCCAGTCGTGGACGATGCAAAACGCGCAATCGCCCGGGCCACTGGGCGCTTCTGATCAACCACCAACCAAGGAGATGAACATGGATGACTTCGGCTACTCACTGAAAGCCCTGCTGGGCAGCGCTTGGCCCTTTGCGGTATTCGAGCGATGGGAGGTATCTTTCGCCACTTATGGCGGATGTGATTGTGAATCCGTGGGCTCCCACAGGCAGGAGATCTGACCATGACCAGAAGACTCACACCGGAGGAACTCCGGGAACTGCTGGATCAAGCCGCGATCACCCAATCCAGGGCCGCAGAACTCTGTCACGCCAGTTTGCGCACGATGCAGCAATGGCTGGCACCAGTTGGCAACTCGATCCCGCGGGCATCCTCGGAACTGCTGTGCATGGCGCTGGTAGCGCACCGCTACATTGCTCCTGGGCCGTGGATGGATGAATTCGTCCGACCCGAGTTCCGGGCCGTGATGATGGCCGGGGCTGTTTCGTCGTTTGTCGGCCCGAAGGGGTAGAAAAAACTCCCGGCTCCGTAAGCGGCCGGCGCTTGCGCGCAGGTGGTTTCCGGGAGGGCTAGATAACGTCGGCGCAATCCGCGCCCCACTTGGGAGGGACGCCCCGCTTCGCTCTGAGTGCGGGCCGGTCCGGGGAAGGGGGAGACTCCCTCCCCGGCCGTTCCCGACTGCTCCGACTCCGCATGCAACGGATAGCCAAGTTGCACACGCCAGCAACAAAAAAGCCCCGGGGTTGCCGGGGCTAGATGGCCTCTCAAAGAAGGGATCTGTGCATCACATGATCGGCTCCCGCTGGTTGTCCCCTGGCCTCAGGGAAAGTGCCGGCCACTACTCAATGTGGGGACATATTATCACGGGTTTGTCAAGGTTTGCAAGCGCACCAAATCACGGCCGATCTGGGTCCACATGCTTGTCGAAGAATTCGTCCCAGTTCTCCGGCCCTTCTTCAGGGCCTGAAATCTGCTCACTACGGGCGGCCTGCCAAGCAATCGAGCTTGGCGGCACCGGAAGCGGCACATCCTGCTTCAACGCTGTGGCCACGACATCCAAGCCGAAAAGTGCTGCCTGCTCCCCCAGGGCTTGGGACATCATTTCAGTCCGCATTCTGCTGGCGCGCGTTGCACTGAATTCTTCATGCTTCTTCTGCATGATCTCCTGCATTTCCTGAGCACCACGCCGATGGGCAGCGTTGGCAATCCGGTGGCAGATATTCAGCGTGGCCGGCACGGCTTTGAATCTGTCCCATGTGGAACCGTTACGGGCAACGCAGTCCTTGATCAGATCCTGGGCATCGTCCCATTTCATCCCGCGCAAGCCGGCCATAGACCTGAGATTTTCCTCAAAGGCATTGAGCTCATTCCAGCGCAGCCACTCCAAATCCACGATCTCCTTGAACCGGGCCCAACTGATCGGGAATATCTTCGCGCACTTCTCCCGGCCGAAGACCCCAGATACCTGAGCACGAAACGGAAATGCAACATCTGGACTGCTCCACTGCTCCGGGCTGCAACCCAAGGGTCGAAGGTTCTTCCACTGCTCCCAGGTGATTTCCGCCACATCATTGACAAACCACGGGGTTGAAGCCTCCTTCACTGGCTTCGGGGGCTCCGGCAGTTGGATGCATTCCGTTGGATGATCAGGCTCCGGCGCAGAGCCGTCGAGATTGCTGTTCATCGTTTGCCTTTCCGCTTGATGCGTAAAAATGAAGTAGGGCCTCTGGGCTTTGGTGCCCTGGATTCTCTCGGATCCGCTGGCTGCGCGGGTTCCTCTATCTGGTAGATAGTTTTCACATAGCCAGTGCAGCCAACGGCCACGATCAGACGCGAACTGCGGCCGTGATCACAGTCAGCGATCTTCCTAGACATGATCAATACTGCTTCTTATCGCGGGCCCGGACCATGTTGTCGTAGGCCGTCTGCAGATCAGGGTCGGTTTGATGAAGCAACGGCACGGTTTGAACAGACTGCGAAAGGTGCGGCTTCTTGGGGCACCGTGTCACTCTACGGACCGGTGGCGCCAATGCAGCCAAGTTCGCGGGGGACGAAGGTGGGCACTGGAAATCGAACTGATGTATCAAGAAGTCCCGGCGCTGCGACAAGTAAGCCAGTGTCGCCCTAGCGCTGTGGAGCATCTTTTCTGCATCATAGATTTGCCTATCCAAGTCTTCCACTTCCGACTTTGCCCGCTTTTCCGGGGTGCTCATGCCAAGCCAACCTAGCCACTTAATAGCCATATATGCCTCATTAATCTAGTGAGCCCACGATCCCCAACGTACACAGGATCTGATCCACTTGCGCCAGCGCTTCACGTAGCGTAATCCGCAAATGTTCCTCAATGGGCTTTTTGTGTGTGATGACCGTTTGCGGGGTGACCCCGCAACGTTCGGCGAGTTCCGCAAGAATCAGAACCTTCCCGGGGATAAAGAACCGCTCCACCAAGGCCCGGCGCATCTGCGGATGTGTGCTCAGGCCCTTGCGCCCCTTGATCCGGGACAATTCGGCCGTGGTCTTGAGGTGCTCGCACAGCCGGTCAACCGCCTCGGACCATCCGGCATTTTTCCTGTAGCCTGAGCAGCAAGGATTGCGGCAGGCACACGGCAGGACCCATGCCTTGTATTGAGCAATCACGCAGTCTTTTTGGGGCTGCGTGAGCCCGTCCAACTGCCGCAAGATGAATGCGGCTTGGGCTGCGCCGTCCAAGCCGTGCAGCGGTTCGGTTCTCCTGGGCCGCATTGCCGTTGTGATCCGCGTGCCGTCTTCCAGTTCCTTGCGAACAAGAGCACCGTCCGCCATCATCTTGGACATGACGGGCCTGGGTGAGCCCGCAACATAGTTCAGGGCAAAGCGCAAAGCCGCATGAGTAGAATCAAAGAGCGGGGACGGTGCCATGTGTCACAGAACGCTAAAAGGGGCTGTTGGGTTCGGGGTCTGCTCTGGCGGGTAGAACTGGGCCAGCACGGATTCAAGATCCGGCGGCATATAGTCACGGCCCTTGATCCACTTCCCGCCTGCGTCCTTGTCAATTTTGCCCGTATCCGGGTTCTTCTTGCTCAGGTTGGATGCTCCAACGTTCAGGTAACCCTCAGCGCAAGGGAGCCCGAGGGATAGGCCGAATCCGCTATTGACCACTTGAATATCCACGTGATCATCCAGGATGGCCTTCGCTTGCGGCAGGGTCAATTCCCGGCCAGGCCATTGCGTGAAAGCCGGTAATTCCATCATCTGGCGGACTCTGCGGCTTGTGAGATCCATGGAGCGCACAGCCGGCGCAATGGTCTGGCGCAGTAAAGCAAAGTCCTGGATCTGGCCGGGCTCCAGTTTCGTATCTCTCAGTAAGCTCAAGAGCGTTTGCCCACCTTCTGCCACTTCTTCCAGGATGAGGGCAAAGTATGTGATGGCCTCCCTGGTGAGCATCGGACGAAGGGGAACACGCTGTCCGCTGATTTGCATGAGCAGCCGTTGATGGTCCCACGGATCCACCGACACCAAAGCCGGCACTGTCTCAGCAAAAAGCGATGATGATGATGATGTGGGGACTGCCGTGGGGGCGAAAAGGCGACCCCGGCCGGCGTAGATAGTCAACGGGAAGAAAGTCCCAAGAGCAAGTGCCAGAGTTCCAACAATCATCCACGTGACAGCCAATGTGGGATGCGCCAAGTAGTAAACCAGCAGTGACGCAGCCATGGTAAAAAACCAAAGAAGCCAGATTGAGAATGTGTTTGTCTTCAAGATGTTCCCCATTTTTGGTTACGAGAGCTTATCGGCCTTGATACATGGCGCTGTTTGCACCATGTTCAGACACTTTCACACTGTACACACAACACCTTGGTGCGTGCCCATTTTCTTGGAGCCATGTCCCTGCAAAATCGTAGATCATCCGCGCGAATGCTTCGCAGCCCGTAGCTGACACTTCGATGACGTCAGCGAGTCCAGATAGGCCAAGTGCCAGAATTTCCGCCTTCTTCGGGTCATCCTCGGCAACAAGTGTTGTGTGATCGAACATCCGCCGGAGTCCCAGTTTGAGGCTGTCAAGCCCCCCGAAGTCCACAACCCAGTTACGGGTATCAAGTTCCTCTGCGCAGAAAGTGATCTCCACCGCCAAGGCATACCCGTGCAGAAAACGGCAATGGGACTCGGCGCGGTGCTGCCTGAAGCAAGCACTGAGGCCCACATCATGACCATAAGTCTTGGTGACAAAGTACATAGTTCGCCCTAGTTATACCGATTTCTTATCCCGTTGTGCCAACCGCTCGTTGATTTCCTGAATGCGTTCAAGGCGTGCGCGCTGGGCCTTGGTAAAAGCGCGTTTACGCTTCTTTTGCCGGGCGGCGCGCTTTTCCTCCCGCTGGAGATCGACGGGGCCAGCATCTGGTGGCACTTGGGCCCCCATGGTCACAGGTCCAGCTTGACCCGAAGGCCGGCTGCAGCCTTGAGGGCTTGCAGGGCACCGAAGGCAAAGGCCAAGGCCAACTTCTCATCCTGGGCCACCCACACATCTAGGGCCTCTTGATACTTCATGGCGTTTGCGTCCTTGATGAGCTTGGGCATGCGGTCCGCCACGGACTTTCCAAGTTGGGAGAGTTCCTCATCACTCAAGGCCCGCATCTTCGGCACACGCTGAACCCCGCGCTTGATGGCCTTGGTCACCTTGGCTTCTTCAATCTGCCGCCTGACTGCACGCTTGGCAGACTTGTCGCCCTGGGATTCGGCTGCGACAGCATCTGCCGTGAGCTTGGCCTGCAGTTCTTTGTCATTCCTGGCATTGACTGCGATGTCTTTGGCGGCAGACTTGCCGATCCGACCTTCGGCGACTGCCAGTTTCAGGGACTCGTCAGCATTGGCAAGGGCCAGGGTTGCCACCACATGCACCTGAGCCCTGCCGACTGCGGCGCATATCTCCTTGACCGTCATCCCAGCATCCCGCATGCGCTGGTAGGCCACTGCCTCTTCCAGCGGGAGGAAAGGCTTCCCCTCGTTCGCGATGAACATCTGCAGCAGATCATTCAGTTCCGATTGATCCTTGTCCACGATCTTGACCGGCACGCCAACAGGGAACACCTCACCCTCTTGCATCAGACTTTCGATCGCAGTCAAGCGCCGGTCCCCATCAATGATCTCGAAACGGAACCCCTTCGCATACCGCGGATCTTCCTTCGTGATCCGCTTGACACGCAGATCATTCATGAGCCCACCGGACGAAGGATCCCGCTCCTTTTCGTCCTTGATCTGCCCTGCAAGCCGCGCGATCTCCCCAAAGTCAAACCGGACATTGAAGCCGGGCCGGCGGCAGATAACCTTCACATCCGCAAAATACCGGTTGTTCCGCTTGAGGATGCCATCATCCGGCGCTGCAGGGGTGGCCGGCACAACGCCAGCACGATCTAGGGATTGGGCTGTGTCAGTCTGCGGCTTGCTGTTGGGGGTGGAGGCTTGGTCGGTCATGATGTTCTCTCGGTTGGTGATTGATGACGCGGGAAATCCGCATCTGCAAGGGTTCGGCCCTTGCAGATGGAATCAGGTCAACGCTTGCCTAGTGATCGGATTCATCCACCCTTCCATCGGGATCGGGAAAGGATGCTGGCAGAGTTGAACCACGTGGGCCCGCCCCCTGTCCGTGGTCTGCCAACCGCAGCCTTTGCCAATGTCGGGGGAAACATCAATCAGCCCCGCATTCAGCAAAAAATCAACGGAACACTTTGTCGATTTGTTTTGCGGCAGCAATTCTCCAGAAATGTGGACGTGCAGGAGGGTGATCAGCACCACCGGGGGAACGTGACCATCTTGAGCATGAAACATGGTTTCTCCATCAGTTTGCGATTACTTAGGGGCCGGCAGGGACATGGTTGCCGGCAGTTGCGCGCGATACAAGCCGCGCATGATCTGCACGGCTTCATCCCGATTCGTGAATTCCGCCGGCTTGCCAGTTCGGTCATCCATCACATAGACCCGCGTGAAGCCGGCATCATTCGTGCCGTAGACTTCGTAGTGGGGAACCTTGGCGAAGGGAAGGAAGGCGACTGCGTAGGTTGCGTAATTCATGGTTGGCTGCGTTTAGTAAATCAAGCCAGAGAAGCAACGCCCAGAAACTTGCAGACGGCGCGGCCGATAGACCAACCGCTGATTACGCAGGCTACGAGGACGAGGGTCATGGGTGCTCCGTGTGTTTGCTGATCCGATGGCTCTATTATGGCCGGATCATTACGGATGCGTAACCCCATTTACGTGACTGATTCCGCGCTACCGAGTCCTTGAGAAAAGTTTGAAGTCATGAACCACACCGTGTGGCCTTCAACCACGTTTGGCAGCGCAAGCTCACCCAGGGCCCCCATGCATTCCAGTTGCCAGGACTCATAGGCATAGTCCGCCATCATGCGACGCAACTCACCGGCAGTCACCGGCCGGGCCAGCGAATCATTGATGGGGCTGCGCCCGAACACTTCCATGTAAAGCGCATCCAGAGCCACAAGGGCATCATTACCACGAAGGAAGGCCGTTGCATCAAGCCGGGCCCGCATTTCTTTGGAGTCCATGGCTAGATCCCCCGGAGTAAGTTGACGCAGATGACTATATCGGGCAGAGAATACGTCACCTTGCCCAACAAGGGCAGACATCGATCACTGGGCCTTTCGCGAGCCTTGGGATCAGCGGGTTCCCACAGGCACGGGATCAAGCTGACATCCCGTTCCAGACTGCGCATGACCACGGCTTCCGCCATCGTCTCCGCAAGTTCCTGACTCATGACGACGATCACATGGCCAAAGAGGGCTTGATAGAGATCCGCCCGTGGGCGTGAACCTTCCAAGTCACCCGAAGACAAGAGGGGATGCGTGAGCGTGTCAAGGTGATTGGTCATCCTGGCTCCATAAATCGTAGGTTTTGTGTCGATGCTTGAGAGCACATCCCATAGGGCTGGGTGCCCTATGGGATGTGATCATCAGGTGGGCCAAGCGATTCCGCCTGCATTCTTCACAGTTTGACCGATGCGAAGATCGGTCACCCCGTTTTGCCGCAGGACACTTGCCAGATCGGAGAGCGCATCAGCGGCAATCCGCGCGGTTATGGGCACCCTGTGCGCCGAGGAAATCCGATCATCCGGCCCAACAGCGAGCCAATCCAGATTCCTCGGAATCAACGCTCCTTCTGCCAGCATAGCTATTCCCCTTCATTGTCAGCGGAGTGCACGCACCTTGGCTTCAGTGGCGGCGCGGGTGGCCGCTAGGGTGGCCTCATCGTCACGCAAGCGCTTCGCTTCGCCCCGGCCCTTGATGCCGATCACCAGGGCGGGGATCAGGACGACAGCCATGATGCAGCCGATTGCCGCATAGACCGGATCGATGGGCAGCGTGCCGAAGTCGGTGCGCTGGGTGCTGCTGATGCTGATGAGGGCCGCGGGGTTGGTGCTGTTGACTTCAGGCATGATGTTCTCTCGGTTGGTGATTGATGACGCGGGAAATCCGCATCTGCAAGGGTTCGGCCCTTGCAGATGGAATCTGCTCACTCATCGCGCAATACGAAGCGGTGCACGGCGGTGCCGGCCCAATTTGTGGCGTACCCCTGCGGCAAGAACACGGGGGCATCCAAGCAATAGCAAGCGTCAATGTCCATATCCACCCCCAGGGGTGCCCGGCCCTGCACAGACACCATTGCTCGTGACAATTGACCCCCCGTTGAAAACAGGAGGGCCTCTTGGTTCTGCGTCTGGTTGGTTGTCATGTTGAACTCCGGTGTGTGAATCAAATCTCGGCCTGTTCCGAACGGGACCAAGCCCCCGCGGAGAAACCCCCGTATGCGGCGGTGCTGATCAACCATTGCTCGAAGTCCGAGTCTGTGGAATAGCCACAGATGTCGTTACCAAAGTCATCCATGATGCACCCCCTCTTGGTTCCGCAAAACCCACAACTGAACCCCATTCCCATGATGGTTGACCATCCCACCACTTGGCAAAGATTCCGGCGCATCAAGACAGCCGGCACAATCCAAAAGGGCTTGTTCTGAGAATCGGTGCGGTTTCGCCATGCTCATGATGGCCCCGCAAGCGGAAGAAAGACCGCCTGTGCAGATGATGGCATGGGCCACGAAGTCTTGATCATTGTTCATGTTCTTCCCCTCACAGCCACACGTGGCGAGCGCTGATCACGTGGCCGGCTGCGTCCAGTTCAATCACCGAACAGGTGGCGCGCATGCCGTGACGGATCTTGCGGGAGGCTGCGGCCCAGGTCAGGAGGGCTTCGCGCTTGGTCAGGGTGGTCATTGCGTTCTCCGGTTGGCTTGTTGGACTCACACCTTGCGAATCCATGGGTGCAATCTTAGGTGCGATTCGCTTGCGTAACAAGTGCCGGAGCGCGTTTTTCTTAGTTATTAATCACGATCGCCACGCGGCGCCCCGTTTTCCGGGAATTCTTGGCACGCTTCGGCTTCGCTGGCGCGGCCGGCACGTTCTTCATGAGCCGGCCATCCACTACTGAGAACAGAAAAGGCCACGGCTGCACAAGCAGCCGTGTTCGGGGGCGGTGCTTCAAGATCGGCTCTTGCTGCACCTTGATGCGCTTGCGTTCCTTCATTAGTCATCCTCCCGGGTCTGGCGGACCCCGGCTACTTGCTGCCGGGCCGCAATCTTGGCAAGACCGGCCTGCAAGTAGCCGGGGAACGATTGCTCAAATAGAGCGCCAATGTTCGTAGCGCACGAGCCCACCAACTTGGGACCCAAGGGCGCCCCGGATCTTTGCGAAATCTTCCGGGCATGGTTGACCACAAGTTCCGCAAGTAGGTAGTAAACACTCGTCCGTTCAATGACTTTTAGTTCCGCGAGCTTGCTAAATTGCATGAACTCTTGCACGGGGCGCCAATTTTGAGAGAGGCCCAACAAACGCTTAATGAGCATCTGACCATAGGCGGACCCCTCCCCCTGGCTTCCAGCGTCTGCTAGGGTGCTATGAATCGCTCCTACCCACATCTCCAAATCACGATCCTGGTCCGCTGCTCGGCTAATTTGGTTTGATAGGCTCAGTTGGTCTAGCAATTCCTGCCGTTGCTTAGCCGTCAAGGACTTGGCTTTAAGTAAAATTTCATCAACGGTTGCGTTTTCATTTTTTTCTGATCGGGGTGTGGTGCGGATAAACCCCCCCTCCCCTCCAAAGGAGGGAGGGAGGGGGTTTATTCCCCCGATTTTTTTGTGTTCTGAATTTTCCGCAGACACTGCCGACCGGTAGCCTTGCCTACGAATCCTTGAAATCGTCACGCGGTTCTGTCCCATTAAAAGCTCCTTGCTAGGCAGTGTCTCGCTCGTAAGCCGATTTTATTTAGTGCTTGGTGCGCTTCGTGGTGGCCTTCGCGGCCTTCTTTTCTTTCGTAAAAGTTTTCCGATTGGGCAACTTTACCGAACCTTCGGCCAGCGCCACGGGGTCACACTTGAGTTCCACACCGTGCTTTTTGGCCCAAGCCCGAAGAGTGCGGGGCAGGAAAACTACATTCCGCGGATTGCTCATCGGGGTTGCTGTGGGCAGGGGATCCTTGGTAGGCGTGCCTTGCCGCCACAGGTAGACGGTCACATGGGAGACCCCGGCCAGGGCCATGACTTGCTTGGTGGTGAGGGTTGCGGATGCCATTTTGTCCGGTTCCTTTCAGTGTTAGGACGTGCAAATTATACTCCGCCTCTTCTTAACGTGCAGCATTTGCGGTATAGCTAACGTGCGAAACCCCCAACCTAGGAGCCGTTCATGTTCGGAAGCAATGAAATCGCGGGCCAGAAGTTCTTCGATAAGGCCCCCATCAACTCCCTGCTTGTGGCCGGGATCTTCTACACCATCCAGGGTGAGGGGCCCCTGTCCGGGCGGCCGGCGGTGTTCGTGCGGCTTGCCAAGTGCAACTTGACGTGCAGCTTCTGTGACACGGCCTTCGAGCGGGGTGAGTGGCTCACGTTCGATGAGATCGAGCAAAAAGCCTGGGCCGCAATTGCAACCGGCACGGATTGCGAAATTGAAGGCGCAGTTGGGCACGATGTGATTTTGGTTATCACTGGTGGCGAGCCCACACTGCAACCCAACTTGTGCGGCTTCCTGTTGCATCAGGTCGGCAAGTGGAACGAACTTCAGATCGAAACCAACGGACTGATTGAGCGGCTGCTACCGCTAACCACGGTCCTGGTGGTGAGCCCCAAGTGTTCCGGCCCCATGCTCCCGGTTCGCGGCACATTGAAGCGTGGGCGCTACCTGAGACCACTGCCGGCGGTGCTGCAGCGGGCGGATTGTTTGAAGTTTGTAGTGGACTCTGACCCGCTCAACACCTATCACACGGTGCCCGACTGGGCCTATCAGTGGATGTACGAGCAAGGCAAGCCGGTCTACGTCTCACCCATGAACCACTACCAGGAAGGCAAGCCGCTGCAACTCATGAAGCATGCTGCGACGTTGGAGCACCATTCGGAGTACATCGCCCCATCCTTCTGGACACCTGGGCTTTTGGATCGACATCGGAACGAAGACAACCACACCCATGCGGCGCAGCTTTGCCTGAAGTACGGCTACCGCCTCTCCCTGCAAACCCACCTCTTGGTGCATCTGCCATGAGTCAACCCCATGAATCCCTGGCTACGAAGCCACATATCCGGAAGATATTTGGCTATTGGCGGGTGAGTGCCGTGCCGGTCAAGTGGGACCGACTCCCGCTACTTCTGAAAAAGCGCTGGAAGGCAGCACATGATTTTGTGGACCGGAAGAACCGCGAAGAACACAGCGGGAAGGCAGCGTGATGCGCGAACCAAGGAAACCCATCCTCCTGGCCGTGGACCTGTCCTACCAGGTCTATCGGGCCAGTGCCTCCCATTCCATGCTGACCAGTCGGCGAACGTTCACCGGCGGTCTCTATGGGTTCCTGACCACGTTGGCGAAGACGATCCGGGAGACCCGTGCAAACCGTGTGGTGATCTGCCAGGATCGAAAGCCGTATCTGCGCAGCCTTGCTTACCCGGCCTATAAGCAGTTACGCAAGAAGAACGCCGATGATGAACTATTGGCACTGCACAAAGAATCCATGCCCCTGGTGCTGGACGCACTTGACGTGCTGGGTATGCCGGTCTGGGGCGTTGATGGGTTCGAGTCGGATGACTTGATCGGTCATTGCATCGTGCAGCACCGGTCCCGGTTCGATCGCATTTATGCGGCCAGTAACGACAGTGACCTTTTTCAAATGCTGTGGTGCGGCTCGTTCTTCGTCTACAAGGATTCGATTGCCAACCTGGTGACCAGGGAAACCCTCATGAAGTCCCGCGGGCTGACCCCCGCGGAATTCCTGCTTGCCAGTGCCCTGGAAGGCACCCACAACGATATCGAGGGCATTCCAGGTGTTGGTCCGGTCCGAGCGGCCAAGGCTGCAAAGGATCTGCCGACACTGCGAAAATTTCAAGAGCGATGGGGCCCCCTGATCACCAGGAACATGGCACTCATCACGCTGCCGCATCCAGAATTCCCCAAGGGTGCGCGGATCCCTGGACCCACCGGCGGGTTTGCAGCCCGGGATCTCTACCGATTCTGCGGCCGGTATAACATCGACGTTACGAAGTCGATGCTTGATTCATTTGAACAAGTTCAGGAGTGAACATCATGCCAACCATGACCACCAAACAAATGCAAGCCTTCCGCTTTATCTTCGCAGAGGCCCAAGCAGGGGGCCTCAAAGTTGGGAACTTCACAGAAGCAAAGGAGGCTGACCTCATGTTGATGGCAATGCAGTTTTATAACCAAGGGGTTGGCGCGGCATTGGATGCCCTGGACCTGGCACTGGATTCCTGCACAGAGTCCCATCTCGTTGGTTGGGTGACTCACAGAATTGAAGAGGTGCGGGAAGAAACTGTGTTGAAAAACGGTTGAGCGGCAATGAGCCAAGATGAGCGGCTAAGCGGGGCCCTTCAAGAAAACCTGCTAACTCTTCTCTGCTTTGACGATGCCCACTGCAAGATTGCTCGGGCTGCACTGACTCCGCAGCTTTTCGAGTCCTCCGTTTTCCGTGAGGTTGCGGGGATCGCAATCGCCTTCATTGACCAGTATGGGGAGGCGGTAAAGGAGCATCTCCCGGACCACCTGGAAGACATCCTAAAGGGAGACGATGCGCGCAAGGCGGCCAGCTACAAGAGACTGCTGGACAATTTGTTCCTGTCCAAGGATTCGTTGAACCCGCAATACGTCATCTCGCAACTACAAGCCTTCGTGCGTGGGCAGACGTTCAAGGCGGGATTGGTTGCGGCCGTGGAAGCCATGGAAGACGGCAACATTCAAGCCGCAGAAGTGGCGATGCAAAAGGCGTTGTCCAAGCAGGTTGTTTCGTTCGATGCCGGCTTAAACCTCAAGGATCCGGCACAGATGGGGGCGCTGCTGGACGGGGACTTGAACGAACCAGGTTTCGAGCTGGGCATCCCAGAGCTTGACCGAATGGGCATCTTCCCCAGGCGGAAAGAGCTTTTCATGTTGATCGCGCCGCGGGGCCGGGGCAAATCCTGGTTCATCACGCATTGCTCAAAGATGGCGTTGCTGCAACGTTGGAGCGTTGTAATCATCACTCTGGAGATGAGCCAAAAACGCTATGCAGCGCGTACCATACAGACCTTCTTTTCAGTTTCCGAACGTGAGTCATCCGTTCGCCTTGCGCAACTTGTCAAGAACAAGGATGGATCCCTTGAGGATGTGCTTTACGAAGAAGTGGAGCGCTTGAGTTTGGGCAAGCAGGAAAACCGGGACATGCTCCGCAAGAAGATCGTCCGGGACTTCAGCCGGCGCAAGCCCATTTACATTAAGCAGTTCCCGAACGGAGCCGCAACCATGGCGGATATTGAGGCTTACTTGGACCAACTGGAGCGGTTCGAGGGCTTTACCCCCGATCTCATCTGCCTGGATTACCCGGACTTGGTAAAGCACGATTTGAAAAACAAGCGGGTGGAGCTTGGGCGCATCGTGGAAGAGTTCCGCGGCTTGGGGGTGAAGCGCAACGCAGCTTGCATCGCAGTCAGCCAGGGGAATCGGGACAGCGAAGAGGCCACGACCGTGACGGGCGCTATGGTGGCAGAGGACATCAGCAAACTTGCCACGGTGGATGTGTGTTTGACCCTCTCGCGCACGGACATGGAAGAACGGCTTGGGCTGGCCCGCGTGCTGGTGGAGAAGGCGCGGAACCAGCGTGACGGTTTCTCTGTGCTGATCACGCAGTCATATGCAATCGGGCAATGGTGCCTTGATAGCGTGCTGCTCAGGTCGCACGACTATTGGGAGATGATGAAGGACAAGGGGAAGGAGCGTACCCGGCATCGTGTGGACGAAGAAGGGGACAACCGGCCCACGGAAAGGCGCAAAGATGAGCGGCGCAGCCGGGCAAGGTCATGATCCGCAAGGGGGCCACTGCGGAGTTCCTAGCCCGGGACTTCGACAGTTTTCTGTGGATGAAGCAACTTACCCGGGACATGATCATGTCCGAGCTTCGCTTGATGAAGGTCCGCCCGTACTTCAAAACGGAGCCATGGCTTCACCAGCTTGTTTGCTTCTGGATCGCGTTGCATCATCCGCGGTTCCTGTTCCTGCTGGACATGGGCCTGGGCAAGAGCAAGATTCTGCTGGACATCATCACCCAGGTGATGCGGGAAGGGAAGTTGACCAGGGCCCTGATAGCCGTTCCCAGGCTGGTGAACATCGACAGTTGGAGCGAGGACACGCGCAGGCACTCGATACTTGAACCCTGGGGCTGCAGCGTGTCCGACACCGAAGAAAAGTTCGAGAGGCTCATTAACCCTCAAGGTGATGTGACCTTCATTGACTATCCCGGCTTGCACCTAGCAGTCAGCACCAAGGAGGATGTGGCTGGGAAAAAGAAGTTGGTGGCTGATGAAAAGAAGATGCGGAAGTTGCTCAAGGTGTACAACTTCATGGGCATTGACGAAAGCCACAAACTTTCCAACCATCAATCCCTCTGGTTCTCGATCATCAGGCAAATCACAAAGCGCGTGGACTACTGCTACGCTACCACCGGCACCTTGTTCGGGCACAACCCGGAAGCCGCGTGGAGCCAATTTTTCCTTGTAGACCGAGGTGAAACCTTCGGTGAAAACCTGGGCCTATTCCGTGCTGCCTTTTTTACTGAAAAACACACGCAGTGGAAGGGGGTCAAGTACATATTCAACAAGCACGCATCCGGCACATTCCACCGGATGTTGCAGCACAGATCCCTGCGATACGACGAAAACGAGGTTCTTGACCTCCCGGAACGCGTGCACATCTCCCAACACTTCGAGATGTCCCCCGAGCAACGGGAGCACTATCTCAGGGCCGTGGAAGGCTTGTTGAACGCCAAGGGTAGCTTGAGGGAACTCGAAGCGCCATGGTTACGTATGCGGCAGATATGCTCAGGTTATCTTGCTTGGAAGGATGAGCACGGGGAACACTTGGTTCACTTCAAGCAAAACGCCAAGCTCGAAGGCGTGGAACGGCTGATTGATGAGATGGGCGATTCCAAAATCGTAATCGCCTATGACTACACTGCCACGGGTGCAATGTTGGTGGAGCGCATCAAGTCCATGGGCATCGGTTATGAGTGGTTCTACGGGGGCACCAAGGACAAGAGCGGAAGCCGGCACAGATTCATGACCGACCCAAAGTGCCGGGTCATGGTCATGAACTCCAGCGCCGGGGGCACTGGCAACGACGGGCTACAGAAGGTGGCCCGGTACATGATTCTCTATGAAAGCCCCAGTGACCCCAAGGAGCGGAAACAGGTGATCAAGCGCATCCACCGGCCGGGGCAAGAGCACCGGGCCTACATCTACGACCTGACATACAAGGGCACCGTGGAGACCGGCATCCTCAACGACATCCAGGAAGGGAACGATCTTTATGACAAAGTTGTCAACGGACGCATTACTAAGAGCATGCTGCTAGGTCTGTGAGCGTGCTAAGATTGCAACATCTGATTAACAAGGGGAACAACATGCCACGAACGGCAACCCGTCATGTCAACTTACGCAAGATTGCAGAACGGATCTGGTCTTGCCCTTCGTCCTGGCCGTCCCTGGCTTTCCAAACTCAACCCACAGACCCTGCGGACATCCTGGCCGTTCTGAGAAAAGAGCGGCTAGAGATGTCTGATTGGAACTTCCGGCAACGTTACGCACGCTGGCTGTGAGGGTTTTCAACTGGCCCGACCTGCTCAAGCGGGAGGGCATACCCTACATAGAGAAGGGCCCCAACGTCAAGCGCGGGGCCATCAACATCAAGTGCCCGTTCTGCGGTAGCGCCGACCCAAGCTATCACATGGGTCTGCAACTCGAAAATGGCTGGTGGGCATGCTGGCGCAACCGCACACAGCACAGCGGCAAGAGCCCGGTTCGCCTGATCATGAAATTGCTGGGCGTGCCCTACTGGCTCGCCCGCAAGACCGCCGGGCTTGGCGATGAGGATGCAGACCCGGAAGGCTTTGACGCTGCTGCAGCCCGTTTGCTGGGGCGCGGGGCCAGCACCGCCAGACCGGAGGAAGTGCGCCGGGAGTTCCTGCAGCACGGCAGGCATTCCGTGCCGATCACGGATCGTGTGTCTACCCGTAGGGCGTGGGATTACTTGTGGGATCGTGGTTTTGATGATTGCGACCTTGCACCCCTGGTCAAGTCCTATGACCTTCGCACGGCATGGGAGGGGATCTTTGCAAATCGCATCATCCTGCCTTACTACCTGGATGGGCAGTTGGTCACATGGACGGCGCGGGCCATCGGTCCATCTGAGATCAGATACAAGGATCTTTCCCGGGAATACTCCCTTGTGCCACCGAAGGAAACACTCTTTAATCATGACTGCGTGATCGATGGCGGCAGGGTGCTGGTCATTCAAGAAGGCCCGTTTGATGCTCTCAAGATCGACTTCTACGGACGCGAGTTCGGTGTGCGTTCCGTGGCGTTGTCTACCAATTCCGTAAGCGATGAACAGGCTGCTATGCTGTCGGCTGCTGATGGGCAGTTTGATCTGAAGCTAGTAATGATGGATAACGCCACATCGCTTGGCTTCGTTGATAGCATGCGCCTCAAGCAACAGCTAGGCTTTCTGCACAACGTCCGTGCCGTCAAGGTGCCGTTCGGTGCCAAAGACGGTGGCGAACTATTATCCCGGCAAGTCCGGGAGTGGTGCGCAACTATCCTGGGGGAACCTAAGTGAAATATAACCCTTACTTTGAGAACAAATTTCAGGGCTGCTTGCACATCGCGAGCTTCCATGATCAGCACCGCAAGCGGGATGCCAAGGTGTTCATGATCCCTGGCGATCATGAAATCGTGGGCATCTTCGATGGTGTTGATTGCTGGATTGCCCCCGCCAACATGAGTGCAGCCGGCTGTGACCTGGTGGCGCTACTGACCCAAGTGCGAGCCGGCACGTTCCAGGGGGCATCCCCGATGCGCACACCACGGCGCCACATCAATGTTGAATCCCTCAAACAACCCACCACGGCGCCAGCCCGGATACAGGCCATGGCCCGAAGGAGAATTACGAATGTATAAGCCCGAGTTCCACGGCCCCGTTGAGGGGTGGGTTGTCAACCAACTTACCCGCGGATCTCTCGCCTATTGGCGGGTGGAGCGGACCATGGACCGGGAAGAGGTAATGCAGGAAGCATACGCGTGCTTCCTCCGCTGCTGCAAGAGCTTCCCCAAGAGCTCGGCCTATGACACCCCGCAAGCCTTCATGGCCCTGTTCAAACGTGCTTGGTCAAATCGGTTTTCCGACCTATCCACCTACGACACCGAGGACCGGGGGATGGTCAGCACAGATGCAGGTGGCGCGAAGATTGAGGAACTTGTTGGCTCCCTGGAGAACGACGGCTTTCTGTCTATCATGATCCAGGAAGCCCCCAGGGAAGTGAAGATGGTGCTGTCTGTATTCCTGAACGCACCGAAGGAACTGCTGGACATGGCCTTTTCGGCGTGGCGTGCCGGGGGCCGGCAGAGTGCGGGGGGTTCAGCGCACCTCAATAAGATGTTGGGACTTGATCCCACATGTGATCCGGTGAAACTCGTTGAAGACTACTTCACACCGGACCGCGTATAACTAGACTGACGGTCGCAAACCGTTGGAACTTTTTTCTCAACCACTCCATCAGGAGCAATCGACAATATGAGCAAGATTCAGAAAGAACTGTGTGACGCGACCGAGATCGACCCCAAGCGGGATGAATCGCGCCAATCCTTCCTTGTCCGTCTGGCCGCCGCTGCCGCGAACCAGTTGCCGGATGCGCTGTGGGACAAGCTCTCACCGGCGGCCCAAGACTGGGTGAATGAAGCGGCCGATGCCGCGAACGCGAAGAAGGAACTGTCGGACTTCCCTGACGTGGAACCGCCGGCCGAGTCTGGTGGTGGCCGGCGCCGTGTCAGCGGCACCGCCCCCGCTGCTTCTGATCCCTTCGAGCCCAAGGTGAAGGACGATGTGAAGGTGACCACCAAGCGGGGTAGTGTCATCACCGGCAAGATTGTCGAGATGGACAAGGAAGTGGTGGTGCTGCAGACCCCGGCGGGCAAGGAAGAAGAAGTCCTGCGTGATCGCATCGAAAAGATCGAACCCCTGGCCGGTGGTGCCGCGGATCCTGCGGAAGAAGGCCCACGTGACCCGGTGAAGGGCGACGTGGTGACCCTCGTCACGAAGCGTGGCAAGAAGGTCACCGGGGACCTGGTGTCGATCTCGGCTGAAGAGATCGTCATCAAGGTGGACGGTGCCGAAGAGGACTACCTGCGGGATCGCGTGGAATCCATCAAGATTGAAGGCGGCAAGTCCTCGCAGGGTGCCACCTCCGGCGCAGCATCTGGCATCAGTCGGCGCACCACCGGCAACGGTGGTGCCGACAACCCCGACGCCGAAGGCGGGGCGGTCCCGGACGGGCGGCGCACCCGTGCCAGCAATGGCAATGTCAGCGTCGGCACGCGCATCCGCGAGTTGATCATCGCGGACATGAAAATGTCCGTGGATGACATCAGCAAGACCTTGAAGAAGGAGGGGCTGGAATTCCGGGACAACACACTGGCCCTGAATTACAGCGAAGCCCACAAGATGCTTGATCTGCTGAAAGCCGCCGGCAAGCTGAAGTAAGCCCATCGATGCGGCCTGGCCGCAGTGAGCCCAAGGGGCGCCGTTAGCTGCAAGCTCCGGCGCCCTTTTCATTCAAGTCAGGAGATTCAATCATGAGCACCACTAGATCACAGAAGGCCCTCGTAATTCTCTCAGGTGGCCAAGACAGCACGACAGCCCTTTTCTGGGCCAAGAGCATTTACAAAGAGGTGCACGCCGTGACCTTCGACTATGGGCAGACCCACCGTGCCGAAATCGTGGCAGCGCAGCGCGTGGCGTGTTTGGCGGACGTGGCAACCCATCACTTTGTGCAGCTTGGCCCCATCCTGGAAAGCACAAGCCCACTCACGGATCCCCAGCAGCCCTTGGAGCAATACGGCAGCTTTGAGGCCATGCAAGAAACCATCGGCGCACGGATCGAAAAGACCTTCGTCCCGATGCGTAATGCGCTGTTCCTGGTGCTAGCAGCAAATCGGGCGGTTGCCCTGGGCTGCAATGTGTTGGTCACCGGCATCTGCCAAGCAGACGGGGCTAACTACCCGGATTGCACCAGATACTTCATCGATGCCACTCAAATGATGATCTCTGAAGCGCTGGGGCAGCGTGGCTGCGATGATGACGAAAAGGTAAGGATCACAGCCCCATTGCTGGACAAGTCAAAGGCGGATTCGATTCATCTGGCCCTGGAGATTCCGGGATGTTTTCCGGCTCTGGCCTTCACGCACACAGCTTACGATGGGAAATACCCGCCCACCTGCAAGGATCACGCCAGCGTGTTGCGGGCACGTGGCTTTGAGGAAGTATGGTTCCCGGATCCCTTGGTGATTCGTGCTGTGATGGAAGGTCTTATCGGGCTGCCAAGCACGGACAACTACCGGGCTGGCCCAATCATCCACGCTGTGGCCCGGGACATCCGCAAGGCCAAGTTGAAGCTCGGTCTGGAGGTGGACAACAACACCACGCTTGGGGTTCATGAATGCTAGCCCCTGGTGACTTCAAGTTCTTCCTGGACTCCGGCGCTTACAGTGCGTGGACCCAGGGCACGGCTATTGACTTGGATGAATACTGCGCGTTCATCAAAGCCAACATCGAAACCCTGGATGCCTATGCTTGCCTTGATGTCATCCCCGGCACCCCTAACGGCTATTCGACGATGGCGCAGCGGGAAGAGGCAGCACAGGCCACTTGGAAAAACTATCTCTACATGAAGGCCGAAGGGCTTGACCCCCTGCCGGTGTTCCACTACTTGGAGCCCTGGAAGTACCTGAATCGCATGATCAACTACGGGTGCACGTACATCGGAATCGGGGGCTTGGCCCACCTCAAGACCTCGGAGCGACGCATCTGGCTGGATGATCTCTTCCTCCGGATCTGTGATGCGGACGGTTTCCCCAAGGTCAGGACCCACGGCTTTGGCATGACGGCCCTTGTGCTGATGTTCCGCTATCCGTGGCACTCCGTGGACTCCACCTCCTGGTTTCGCATGGCCGGCAACGGGCACGTCTACTTGCCCAAGCACGTCAACGGCGCCTTTGTCTTCGATCAGACCCCCACAACAATCACGGTAAGCGCTGTGAGTGCCAAGGCTGACCAGGGCTATCGGCACGGCAACGTGCTACCGCCGGCACACCGCAAGCTCTTGGATGAGTGGTTGGCGATGTGCGGCAAGACCTACGATGAGTGCGCACACAACTATTTTCACAGGGCCGTGGTCAATGCGACATTCTTCCGTGAGGTGAGCAAGGCCAAGTTAGGCCAACCATTCAAACCCTACGCGCTGCGTCAACAAGGCTTTCTGTGATCATCTACCTAGTTACGGAGCCGAAGCACGATCTGAGCGGCTACGGGGACGCTCTGATTGATGCTGAACACCCTCATGTGTTGGTGTCGTTCCAGAAGTACGCGGGCCAGAATATCGAGCCCATCAAGGGCTTGTCTCGCACTCGGCCCATCACCCACCCTTGCGCCAGGTTCTGCCAGAAGGCGACCGAACTAGGTTTGCCCGAGCAATCTTGCAACCGAGGCACGTGCTACTACGAAGATCTAGGCATCATCCAAGATCGTTAACCCACAAAGGCATCCCATGTCTGAAAAAGCCACAACCAACCGCGAAGCCCTCCTGAAAGCCGTTGCTCTGGTGCGCCCAGCACTGTCACCACAGGATTTCATTCCGGCATACCAACACATCGCTTTCGATGGTGAATATGCTTTGGCTCACAATGACATCTCGGCTATTGAAGTGCGGTGCCCCTTCCCTGAGCCGTGCTGCGTGCCCGGGGAATTGCTCATCAAGGCACTGGGCAGCTTCTCGGCGGACGGTGTTCTGATTCAGCGCATGGGCGATGAGCAGTCGATACTGGTGTCATCTGGGCGCAGTAAGCTCAAGCTCCCTACGCTCCACCGGAAACAGTTTCCGTTTGACATGCCGTCCGAGGAATGCCGGGAGTTCATCTATCTGGAATCAGGGATCATGCAGGCCCTTAAAAAGTGTTTGGTTTCTGCTGGCACCAACCCGAACCATCCGTCCACCATGGGTGTCACTCTGGATATGGATGACCGTGGGAATGCCGTCCTGTACTCCACGGACAACTTCACTATCTCCATGCATGGCACGCAAACTCAAATCAAACTTCCAGGCGACTCCCCCGTGATCTTGCCGACGTTCTTCTGCCATCAACTGCTTGCCTTGATGAAGGCATTCCCGCACCTCGAAAATGAAGTGACTCTGTTTCTGTACCCGGGGGCGTTGCTAGCCGCGTTCGGGGATCAGGGCGGGGAAGCGCTGCTGTTCACCAAGACGATTGCAGACGTGGAGCCGTTGGATTTCGACAAGATGCTGAAGCGCCACGTGAACATCAAGGACTTGGGCAAGTTGAGCAAAATCCCGGACGCCTTTGATGCGGCGTTCGGTCGGCAGTTGCTGGTGTTGGGCAATGAGGGTGACAAGATGACACGCGTCACCTATGATGATGGCATCGCCAAACTGCACAGCGTGTCGGCCACTGGGGAAAGCAACGAGTCGTTCACCTTCAAGGGCCCAGAGAATTCGATCGAATTCTACGTGGACCCCACATACGTTGTCCGCGGTTCAAAGCTCTGTGATCGCATGGCCTTCGGTAACAAAGTGCTCATCCTGGCAAGTGGCACGTCCTTCGTTCACCTCATCGCTCACGTGTCCGCCCCGGCTGTTCGGAGGTGAGCATGGGGTTCTTCTATGAAGATGCGAAGAGGTCCCCCAAGCGCGCAAGTTCCAGACCGGCCGGCAGATCCAGGGAGATCCCAATTCAAGCCCTCAACCAGATGGGCTGTTCTGTTTGTTCTCGTGACAAGGACGGGGAGAAGAGGTTCACGCCGAAGATGGAGCCAAGCGGGGCCGACACCCCGCTTATCTATTTGCTAGGCACGGCCCCGGGCATGGATGAAGATGACTCCGGCACGCATTGGCGAGGCAAGGCTGGACGGGCCGTCAAATCCCAGTTCGGTGACAAGTGGTGGCGGGATGTGCGAAGCAACTACATCACTCAGTGCATGCCTGCACTTGGAGACAAAGGCACGTTGCTCGCCACCGATTCCGTCGAGATCGAGTGCTGCCGCTCCCGGATTGTTGAAGACATCGAACGCACCCGCCCACTCGTGGTGGTTGGTGTTGGTGATGCTCCCTTGCAGTGGGCCACAAGTCTGTCACGCACAGCTTTGACTTTTCGTGGCACCCCGATTGCCACCAAGATTGGCAGGCATGCTTGCTGGTATTACCCGATCATTTACCCGAATTACGCAGAGAAAGAAACCGGCCGCGGGAAGAGTGAATATGAAATGGCGATGGAGCACGACGTAGATAAGCTGTTGGGTCTTCTTGACGGTGGGGCCTTTGATCAGCCACCGCACACGGCCCAGGCCCCATACGATGGCGGAATCACCATGATTACCGGCCAGGAGCCAGGGGACTTTCAGCGGCTGGAAGATGCGCTGCACCGACTGCTTCGCAACCCTGCGAACGCCCTGGACCTTGAGACATCGGACCTGACCCCGTACAACCCGGAGCCCAAGATCTACACCGCGGCCGTTGGCAAGTTCAACGACACCGTTGCATTTGCGATTGATCACCCGGACGGTTGGGGCTCTGAAGCGCAAATGAAGAAGGTGCGCCGGATGTTTGGGCAGTGGCTCCTGGAGTCGGGCCGGAAGCGGTGCCACAACGCAGCGTTTGAACAACTGTGGCTTGGTTTCGAGTACGGGCACCGGCTGCTCAGGATGACCGAATGGGACGACACGCAAGGGCTTTGCCACACCCTGGATGAGCGTGAAGGAACCAAGAGCCTTGATGTTCAGTGCCGCATCAACTTCGGCTTTTTCCTAAAGGCTCAAAGCCGGGTGGACGTGTCTAGCAAGGGGTGGATTAGTCAGTTCACGATTCAGGAGGTGCTGCGCTATAACGGGCTTGACACGAAGTGGACGGACTTGCTTTATGACACCCTGGCCCCCAGGGTCTATGCACATCAAGCGTTCCGTGAAGAGTATGAGCGGAAGATCCGGCTGACACCCACCATCGTCGGTATCCAACATAAGGGGTTACCAGTCAACTTCGAGACGGCCCAGAAGCTCGACGATCAATATAAACGTCAGCTTGATGAACTTGAGTCAAGGATTCGGCGCACCCCAGAAGTCCAGGAATTCACACGGCACTTCGGCACTTTTGATCCTGGAAACTCCAATCATGTGTTGAAGCTCATGCAGGTGATCTGCAAGCGGGATGAGATCTACACCGAAGAACGAGGGGTCAAGCGCACCACCAGCGATGAAGACG